CGGCGAATCACGCAATAGAGCACGTCCTCGCCGCCTTCGGCCACCACGGTGCAAGACTCGAACACGCCGTCCGTGTCGTGCTGATGCCACGCGCCAATCTGCTGCTCGGGCACGTAGGTGAGGCCCAGCAGTTTGCCGCTGCTGCTGACGAACCAGACAACCGGCTGCGGCGCCTTGGCGTAGGCCATGTCCAGCACGTCGAAGGTGTCGAACAGGTGCGCGGCGCGCAGGGACAGATCCCCGGTTATGAACCCGTTGGCCTGCCAGGAATAGCCGAGCTCGCGCACATGGCCGCCCCGGGCCGCGCCGTAGATGAGGCTGTTGTTGATGATTACCGGCTGCACGTTGGATGCGCCGACGTAGGACTGCGGGCGCACGCTGATCGTGGTCGGCGTGATGGCGTCGCTATTCACCGACGTGACACGCCACTCCGCCGATGAGGTGAGTAGCAGCAGTTGGGTGAGCGGCACGATATGGCGAATGGTGTTCGCCTCGCGGGCGGCCACGCGAAAGGCGATGCGGTCGTCGTCGCGGATGGGCAGCGAGTAGCACATGGCCGATTCGGTGCCGCTCCGCGTCATCCAGATGTTTTGCGGCTTGTTGATCGTGCCGGCGAAGCAGCGCCGTTGCTCGAAGTAGGACACGGCGGCCGGATAGTCGCCGGCTGCGCCGAACACGGTTTCGTAGATCGGCGGGGTAGCGCCAAGGTCGGGCGCGATGTTGTCGTCGTTGATCGATGTCCCGGTTGTCTGTCCGATATAGCCGTACAGGCCCCCTTGCATCTTATAGACGTTGTACCGGGACGCGCCGGCCACGGCGCCCCAGCTTATCGTATTCCATCGGCCGGTCGTAAAGAGGTTGTTCTTGCAGGTAGCGACCGCCGAGGCGGGGGATTCGCTGTACCCATCGGCGGCGATGGCGGTAACGACGTAGTTGTAGGTGTAGGTTGTGTCGGTGGCGTTCGGCGTCGCCGTCACGCCCGCGGGCGGGGCGATGGCTGGCGTGAAGGCGATGGTAGTGAGCTGCCAGTTTGTCGCCCCAAGGCGGCGCAGTTCGCTCGGCGCGTAGTTCGGGTGCACAAGGGTGAGCACGTCGGCCGATTGAACATAGTGCAGGTCGAACAGGTCGGCCTCGGCGAACGGGTTGGCAATTTCATACGGCACGCCGCCATTCATGACGGTGGCGCCCTGCGTGTGAAAACGGAAATAGCCCGCGCCCACCTCGATAACCATGGTTTGCGTGGTCGAGTAGGTGAAGGGGATCAGCCGCACTTTCTTGGTCGAGTCCTTCACCGCGCGCACGAACTGGAAACCGGGCCGGTTCTCGGCCGGGCCTTGCGGCTTGGTGATGAAGTTACGGCATTTCGCCAGCCCGGTTTGGTACTTGGCGTCGTCGATCCGCCCAAACATTTCCGGGCTCACCTCGCCGCCGGCGAAAGAGCGTTGCAGGGTGCGGATAGCCGCCATGCTTACCTACCGTTGATCCAGGCGACGTTGTGCTGCGGACTGATGCGCCGCTGCGAGGCATCGGATTCCGTAGCCTTCGAGAGATAGCTTTGCATCATGGCGGCGCAGCGCTTGGCCTCCACCGCGCCCGCGTCCCCCTTGAGCAGCGGCCCGGCCAGCATCGACGCCAGGTGCCAGGACAGCGCCACGGTGAACAGCGGCGAGAACTTGGTCGTATCGGTCACGATGCCGGTATAGCGCAGCACGGCGTCGGCCTGGTCCGTCAGTATCACGGCATTGCCGTCGCCATCTACTTCGCAAGAGAACGCTTGCGGCACGTAGGAACCGCCCGCCGCCTCCGGCACGTTCGCGGCCCCAATGCTGTAATCGTCGGTGGCGTCGGGCGGCAGGATAGCGATGATGTTGAGTGCGTCGGACGGCTGGGCATAGGAATAGCCCCACTCAGGCCATCCGCTGCCCAGCAGGGCCAGTTTGACGCGCCGGGTGGCGAACCCCCAAGTGTGCATTTCCAGCAGGGAATCGCGGGCGATGGGATAGAAGCGCGCGCAGTGTTCGGCCTGCGCCGACCCCTCGGGCGGACTTAGGCTCGCCACGGTCGCGCTATCGCCCAGGTGCGCCAGGGCCAGGTTACAAATATCGACTTCGGATGCCATCGGTTTCTCCTAAAAATACGGGGGCGCGAGGCCCCCGTAAGCCGCTACCTGCGGAGGGGAAACGGTTAAACCAGGCTTTCGCCTGCCCCGCCCTGGTCCGCGCCGGAGGCGTCGGCAGCCGGTGATTCAGCGGCCTTCTTGCCTTTCTTGACCGGCTCCAGGTTCTCGGAAAGCTCGCCATCGTATTCGATGATTTCGCCCTCCTCGACGATGCGATTGCCGATATAGGACTTTTGCAGGACTCGAACTTGTGCCATGGTTCAGTCTCCTTACAGCACGGCAAAGCCGGCCGGGTAGAACTTCTGGCCGTCTTGCGTTTCGAGGCCGAAGTCCGTGACGAAGGCGCCAGCAGTGCTAGTGCCGGTAATGACGTAGCGAGCGCCGAGGTAGCGCTGGCCCTTGCTGCCAATGCGCGGGTTCAGCTTGGCGGCGAAGCGCGCGCCAGCCGTCAGCGAGGCCACCGGGATGGCGCCAGTAGTGCCGGCGATGGTCACGTTCGTGGTGAGCCCGGCGTCATCGGCGGTGATGGCTTGGACTTCAATCGAAGTCGCGCCGGCCACGGCCGTAACCACTTCGGCCCGAATGGACAGGTTTTCGCCTTCACCAATGTCGCGGGCTTGCAGCAGGTCGATGGTGTTGGTGGAAAGCACCGAGCCGGAGCCGGTGACGGTTTGCCCGGTCACGGTGTTGCCGGAAATGGAACCGGAAACGAGCAGGTTGTTATCGACGATCATGGTAATGTCTCCTTATCCGTTAAACGACGCGGGCTTCGGTGTTCAGCAGTTGGTCAACCTTGCGCAGCGGCACGCCGAGGAAGTCAAGCCACCGGACCGGCTGACCGAATTGCGTCAAACCTTCCTGTACGCTGATGGCATTTTGGCTCTTGTTCAGGGCTTGAATGCGCATCATCGAGAACAGCGTGCGGTTCATGTAGAACGCGGCGCGGCCCATAGACAGGTTGGGAATGCGATCCAGTGCGCGGCTCATGAGCTTAATCAAGTCGGCGGCGCCGGACTCATTCACCAGGTTGGCGGTGTTGATGTTGGCGATGCGCACGACGTAGCGCCAATCCTTGACGACGAGGCCGTTTTTCCACTGGTAGTGGGTCTGGTACGCCTTGAAGGGGTTGTTATTACTGTCGTAGATGGTGAGGATACCGTCATCCTCGGACACAAGGCCAGCCTTCGACCCCTTCGGGAACGGGCAGAAAACCGTATTCTCACCCCACACAACAAGCCAGATGGAGGCATTGTTCGAGGCGGTGCCGCCCGCGTCGATGATGTTTTGCGCATTGCCAGCGCCAGCAATGGTGCTGTAGCGGGTGGAAAGGCCGAGGTACTGGCGCGGGTCTGCGGCCGGGTTGCCATAGAACAGGGTTTGCGCCTGCGCCTGGTTCATGGCTTCGAGGAAGGCCGCGTCCTCGGACAGACGGAATGCGGCGGTGTTGCCGTTCAGTTCGGCCAGGTCTTTGTCCACCGCGCTGTAGGCTTCCAGCATGCCGCAAGACTCATCGACTTGAGCCGTGGTGCTCTTGGAACGCGGCACGCCTTGGTTGAGCGAGCGCCAGTAAACGGTCGGCAGGCCGGTGCGGATGTTGACGCGGTGGCCGGTCGGCAGGTTGCCCTCAATGAAAACCGCATCTTCGAGGATTTCATTGGTTTGGCTCAGGATTTCGGCAATCTTGACCTCGATTTTGCCTTCGGGGTCAAGGCGTTTCGCCCAATCGGCGAGAGTAAGTTGACCGCTTGCGAGAGTAGCCATTCAGATGCTCCTTATTTCAAATTGCTGTTGGGGTACAAGGACCGCACGTCATCGGCAGCAGGCGGGGCGCCTTTGCCTCCGACGAACTTGTCCTCGCTGATTGCTTTCCCGGCGCGGTAAAACGCTCGGATAACTTCCGGGTTGTTA